CTTAAGAGCATGTTTCTAACTTCGTTTTCTGCCCATGACACAAAGGCCTTTCTAATGCAATCTCGCACTATTGAAATAGCTTCGCTTTCAAGAAGAGTATTCTTAGATAAATTCCATCTATTGAATGCGAGAGCATTTTTCAACTCTATTCTGTCTCTGTCCACCCAAACAATCTCTTGCACATTGCCTGTGACCACAACAGGACTTAGATACCTCTCGGTGAGGTATTGCGATAATGTTTCTCTTTTCACCTCTCGGGCGGTGGTTTCCTTCTCTACATAGGCTTCTATAAGGCTTTCATTTCTTTTCAGTTGTGCACGCAAGTTGTCTATTTCGTCTGTGCGGTGCACATATCTATTCATAACATCTTCTATACTGAAAACGCATTGTCGAGCAGCTATTATGTGTGTATACGGTTGTTTTTCCTGTACGTTGATTATCAACACATCTGCTGGTCGAGACGGTAGTGTTATGGGATAAGTCTTGCCATAATAGAAGTTTGATTTACCCAATGGTTGTTGGGTTTCTATAGTGGTGTGTGTCAAGTTCGCTAAGTCACACAACAAGCCAATGTGGTTAGTACTAATTCCTAATCTCATCTGTTCAATGGCAACATCCACAGTCATACATCTCAAAGTTTTAGCATGATCTGAAGTGAATGGTGCGAAATACTTCATTAAAGATGTTGGCATTTTCGGTTCTTCTCCTTTTGGTTTTTCGAGGTAAGCAGCAAGTTTCTTCGCGAATTTCCTTATGGTGTTGAAGAAAGCTGCAGCTTTAGTCACATCGACGAAAATACTATTCCTCAATGAAGCATTCTTAATTTCCCCGTAGGGTAAGCTTTGGTAATCTACCGGCGTGGGTGTTCTGGTGATTGCGCGCCAGAGGGTAACTCCGCAAATTGCGTAATATGGATCTATATTCTCATAGTCAGTTGGGACATTTATTCCTAGCACTCCTCGTCTAGTGCTGTATAAGGTGTTACCAGAACTTATACATGATTTTATCAATTCTTCATCTTCATATCGAATATCGCTACTCGGTTTACTTATTTTGGTTATTTTTGATTGGTGTGTTGTGATGCTGTTTGTACTGTGATTGCT